GGAAAACGCGTATAAAATTGTAGTAAGCAAAATGTATTACATATCTCATGAAGAAGCACGTCAACGTAAAGCAAATGATGAAACAGAACGTGAATGTGCAAAACGTCTTGCTCTACGTAATATGGAAGAAGATGGCCGTAATGGGTTCCTAGAGCCTTGTGAAGATAATTATAATGTTTCAATCTCATAATAACAAAACATATGAAAACTTTCGATTTCAAATCAAACAATGTTCAGGAAATGGAACTTGATGTTTTAAAACAAACCTACCATGAAAAGAATTTTGATGGTAAACCCTCTTTCAATGGTATCTATCACTATGAGCTTATTGAACGTATTGGTGCTATAATAGCAAAAAACCATTTGGATTTTAATGTTCAATCAATCTTTGCTGCCAACAACAAAAAGGCTGGTCGTGATGGTGTATCAGTATCAAAGGAATTAGAAGCTCAGTATGGAGATAATTCTATTCAAGCGCATGTTCTTCGTCGCGTATTTACTACAATCCGGATTAATGATTTGGAAGATGATGAAACGAACACTGGTCTTGCCGTTGCATTCCACCAAGATGGCATTCAGATAGCTATTGGTCCAAACGTAAAGATTTGTCATAACCAATGTATTCTGGCAGCCGACAGAATGATTTCTACTTATGGTGGAGATGGTAAGATTAAAGACCTGGATAAAGTATTCCAAATCATTGATGATTGGATGCAGAACTTCACTGAGCAACGTTCACATGACCAGAAGGTAATATCGCGCATGAAAGCTATTGAAGTATCTTATAACGATACTATGTCGCTTATTGGCCGGTTGAATACTATACGTGTTGTAAAAGATTCTTCTGAAAAGTCATTAAAGAAGTTGGAAGCAAATGTAGGTAAAAACTATCCTCTCAATCAAACACAGATTTCAACATTTGTTGAGAATTATTTATTGGAATGTATCAAGCGTGATTCTACCAATATGAGTTTGTGGTCAATATTTAATATAGCTACAGAAGAATATAAACCAGGAAAAACAGACTTCCCAGGAATTATTTCTCAAAATATAGCATGGTCTGAGTTTTTAGTAAAAGAATACAATTTATAGCATGAAAGACGTAAATATTGAAAATGCTTTTATAGTATTGAAAGGTGATCATATGTCAAATGACATTGAACTTGGTACTATTTTTATTGAATGTAAATGTGATCGATACAAATTGAATGTTCTTTCTTATGAACGTAAATTCAAAGATGGTAATACTATTTTCGAATTAGATATTGAAAATCCACATGATTTTAAAATGGCTGTATTTATCAATAATGAAGTGTCATTGAGTTATTGGACAAAGAAACGCTCTGATGTATTTATTATTGGTATGATGCCAGTAGTGTTGTCTAATGGTACACTTCAATATCTTCCATTTAATCAGTTTGCAGAAGAAAAGCTATACATGTCTCCCGGTAATCATTTAGGAATGGAATTGACAGAAGTAAAATACAAAAGCTGTTGCGCTACTTTTGGTGAAGGACTTGGCTGGGTGACTATCTACAGTATTGATAGCCATCAAGAAGGACAAGGACATGCTCAGGAATTACTTATTCAAGCAAAAGCATATTACTCTTTACTTGATAAAGAAATGGCGTCTACAGTAGCTTTAAACACTACTATGGAGCATATCTTGGAAAAACTTTCTATTAAAGAGTACAAATAATTAGCGAATTGTTTGGTGCTTTTGTGGAAATACTCTTTCTTTGTATCGAATTACAGGCAAAGAGTGATACATTATAAAAGAAATTAGGGCTGATTCGATTGTCGAAATGCCTTTGAAACCTCTAACACCCGCTCTTTGCCGAGAAATGTGTTAGGGGTTTCTCTTTTATAGTCTATCGGTGTATAATGTACGTTTGGCTATAATCGTAAACCTTCAAAAGTTCCAGAAATGGAGGGATGTTCGATAGAAGGATGGAGCAAAGATTAATCCATGGACAGATGACATGCATCTAAAGTAATCAAAGTAATACCACATGTTAGTGTATTGCCCTGTGCTAACTTTCGACAACTAATGCCTGTTAGTAAAATTAGGAAAAGAACCCAATGCATTGCAAACTTTTTTTTGTTTGTCTTTGCCTTGGGATTCTTATACCTAAACTTCATTCTCTTCCACTACCTATTATAACGTATTCTATATATAATATATTAAATACTAGTATATATAATAATATAATAAAATGATTTGAAAAATTATTTTTGCTTCTTTACTGATGGAGCTACAGAACCTACCAATCCAGGACCATCTGGATATGCATTTATTGAAACAAAAGGATTTCATGATAAGCATGAATTAAACTCCTTTTCTAAGTTCATTGGAAATAAAACAAATAATATTGCTGAGATATGTGCTATTGAAGCTGTATTTGATTTTATTCTATCTAATCCAAATAAATACCTTTCAAAATATGATACTGTTATTGATATCTTTTCTGATAGTGACTATGCCATTAAGTGTATAACTGTATGGTATGATAAATGGGTAAAAACCGGTAAACTATCTGATAAGAAAAATATAGCATTAATATCTCATACAGTAAATAAATACAAAAAAGTAAAATCTATTGTAACTGTAAATATCCAATGGGTAAAAGGCCATAGTGGTGTATTTGGAAATGAAAGATGTGATGAACTTGCCGGATTAGCAATAAAAAATCAAAGTGAAATTATTGTTGAAACTGAAATTGACAAAAATGATATTACTATTGATGATCGTATAGATTATTTAATGAATATTCATAGTAACAAAGATACTTATGAGTCTGAGTCTATTCGTATTTTAATTGATTATTATAAAGATTCTATTTTATGAATGAAATTGTTCAAATTCCATTAATGTACATTGTTGCGTCCAAGCTAAACCCTCGGAAAACAATAAATCAAGACTCTATAATTGAGTTATCACAAAGTATTAAATCAGTAGGGTTATTGCAGCCTATTACTGTACGTCTTGTTCCTGATGATAATCCGGCACATGATGTTTATGAAGTAATCATGGGGTATCGTCGTTATTGTGCATGCGATTTTCTTGAAATGGAAACAATGTCATGTATTATTGTAGAAATGGACGATGAAGAAGCACTGGATGCAATGATCATTGAGAACTTACAGCGCCAGGATATCGAACCTATGGATGAAGCACGGGCATTTGCTGACCTTAATGATAAAGGTTGGACATTTGCTGATATCTCTGCAAAGGTTGGTAAACCGGTTACATTCGTAATGCATCGAATACGCTTGCTTGAGCTTATCCCAGAGTTTGTAAAAATGTTTGATGAAAATGAATTATCTATTTCTCATGCTTATGAATTATGTAAGCTTGACAAAGATGTTCAGTTAGATATTTACAAAATTCGTTATAGTGAAGAAGCCAGTGATTACTATCGGTGGAATGATCTTAATCTAAAAGATTTAAAATCGAAAATACAAAATCTTGCAAAAAACTTAGACAATGCTTCTTTTAGCTTGGCTGAGTGTATTACTTGCCAATTCTGTACTTCTAGTCATGGTTCTTTGTTCCCGGACTACAAAATCAATTCTTGTACTAATAGCTTCTGTTATGATGATAAAAGCTTTGAACATCGTATGAACAATATTATTCTTGCACATGAAGAAGATACTACTATTATGATTCGTTCATTAGGTACAAGTAATCGAGTTCTTGATAAGCTGAAAGAATTGCATATACCAGTTGTAGTGTTTAGTACCGATGAATACGATTTTGAGCATGATAAGAGCGATGATCTATCCTTTTATGATAAAATGGTCAAGAAAGGATTTGAAGCTGTTTACGGGCTTGATACATGGTCTGGTGGTGATAAGCTATTTTATGTAAAAGCAAAGATTACCAAAAAAGATATTGCTGCTGCAGGAACAGTTCATCCGGAACTTATAAAACTTGACAAAGACCTTGTTCGTAAAGAGGAAATCAAAGAGGAAAAGATTAATGCTGATCTTAGAAGTCTTATTTCCGGTAGTAACTATCGTGAGATAAGTACACCACTACTTCCTATTGAAGAAACTGCTTTTATGGCTGTAGTATTCTATATGGCTTCCAACAATAAATTAAAAGAGATAAAAGCAAAATTCAAAAAAGATTTGTCTTATATGGAGAACATACAGAACATGTTGCCCGAGGATATTATCACATTGAAACGCTGCTTTATAAAACAATGTATTGTTGGAACAGAAGTAACTCATGATGCAGATGTTCAGAATATCCTTTCAAACATTTCCAATGTCTTTTATTCAGATAAGTTTGGTGAGATTGTCGAAGAACATACGGCCACATGCAATAAACGTAAGGATCGTATTGCTATTCGTAAACAAGTCATTCTCGATGAGATTAATCCGGTAAAAGAAACTGTTGAAGAAGTACTTCCAAAAAAAGTAAAATCAAAAAAAACAGATGGTAAGTAATAGTACCTTGAATAATGACCTATTTACTATGTATCAAGAGCAAGACGCCCTTGAATTTAGTAGATGGGTCAATTCAGTAGAGAAGCATGTAAGTAATCTTAAAATGAAGCTATGCAAGTCATGCAACAAAAGTAAATTAGAAGTAGTAAACATGCATAAAGCAGAATGTACAAATTGTCGAACATTAAACTCATTTTAAAAATAACACAACATGTCACAAGAAATTAAAATTCATATCAAGAATTACAAACTTCTCAAAGAGGGAGAATGGGATTTATCAAATGGTACTATCTTCTTCGCACAAGGCGGAAACAAAAAAGGTAAGACTTCTTTCTTGAATCTTATCCAAGCACTCATGGAAGTAAAAGATACTACTGTCAATCCAGTAACCTTTGGTGAGAAAGAAGGATTTGCTACCGGTACAATACCTGGCGCTGATGGTAAACAATACCAATTCCGTTACGACTTCAATATTGATGGGAAGAACAAATTTCAGTTCATTGCTCCAGACAATAAAGTTATCAAAGGAATTAGTGAAATGCGCGCTATCTTCAACTATACTCACTTTACATTGGAAGAGTTCTTTGAATGGAGTAAAACGGAACCGGGCCGTGCTAAGCAACGTGCTATCTTCATGAACTTACTTTCTGAGAAAGATCGTGAAGAGATTCTAAAAATTGATGCTCAGGTTCATCCAACCAAAGGTACAATGATTGACTCGCGTAAAGTATTAAATGCAGCTGTTGACTTCTTGAAAAAGAGTATTGACAATATCGTATTCAATCCGGAACAACAAAAGCTTATTACTGATGCCCCAGCAATTCAAACTTTGTTTACTGAACTTACTGCTCGTAAAGAAGTAATTGATGAAACAATCAAAGGATTCGATACTTATCAAGTGAAGTTGGATGCAGAAAATGCAAAACTGGATCCATTAAAAAAATCG